TGGCAATGGAAACATTGTCAGGTCTATACTAGGAATTTAAATGGCATTATCAACCGAGCAAGTTACCAATAAGGTATTAGCTCTAACACGGCGATATGGCGCACGTGACTACAGAATGGCAGATATTACTGCTGTTCGTCGTGGCAACATGGAATCCGTGTATCCAGATATGTTCCCAGAGGGCATGTCTCGCCCTATGATTGCTAACTTTGTTGACGTTGCTGCCCGTGACATTGCTGAAGTTCTTGCTCCACTTCCTTCTTTTAACTGTTCAACTCCAAGTATTAACTCTGATAAAGCAAAGAAGTTCTCTGACAAACGAACCATTATTGCTAACAACTACGTTGAGTTTTCTAATCTTCAGACTCAAATGTACACAGGTGCTGACTGGTACTTAACCTACGGTTTTTTGCCAATCTTTGTTGACGCTAACTTTGATGCAAAGATGCCACACATCCGTATTGAAAATCCAATGGGTTCTTATCCAGAGTTTGATCGCTTTGGTCGTTGTGTGTCATTTACCAAGAAGTACATTAAAACAATTCGTGAATTAATTCTTGACTTTCCTGAATATGAAAGCGCAATTGTTGGAAATCTTGGTCGCGATATGACCGACTATGACACCAACATGGAATTAATGCGTTATGAAGATGCTGACCAGATAGTTCTTTTCTTACCTCAACGCGGTAACTTGATTCTTCGCAAGGCTAAGAATCCAATTGGAATGCTTTCGGTTATTGTTGCTCGTCGTCCAGGGCTTGACCTAGATGACCCACGTGGTCAATTTGATGACGTACTGTGGGCACAGATTGCTCGTGCTCGTTTTAGTATGTTGGCTATGGAAGCTGCAGAAAAATCTGTACAAGCTCCACTTGTCCTTCCTAACGATGTATCTGAATTTGCTTTTGGTCCTGATTCTGTTATCCGCACAAACAACCCTGTTGGTGTACGCCGTGTAGCTCTTGAATTACCTACTGGTGCGTTTACAGAACAACAGATGCTTGAGCAAGAAATGCGTATGGGTGCTCGTTACCCTGAAGGTCGTTCTGGTCAGATTGATGCAAGCATCATTACTGGTAATGGCGTTCAAGCTCTTATGGGTGGATTTGATTCACAAATTAAAGCTGGTCAACAAATTCTTGCCGAAGCGTTTCAAAAAGTCATGGAACTTTGTTTTCATATTGATCAAACTTTGTTTGATGAAGATAAAACCATGGTTGGTACTTATCAAGGTGCTCCATATGAAATTGGATACAAACCTTCTAAAGACATTAAAAATGATTATACTATTCAAGTTCGTTATGGTTTTATGGCTGGACTTGACCCATCACGTGCACTTATCTTCTCACTGCAAGCTTTGCAAGCTGGTTTGTTATCACGTGAATTTGTAATGAGTGAACTTCCTTGGAGCATGAACGTTGGACTGGAAAAAGATCGTATTGATATTGAGCGAATGCGTGATGCTCTTGCTGGTTCTGTAGGTGCTTTAACTCAAGCAATTCCACAAATGGCTGCTAATGGAACAGATCCTTCGGACATCATTGAAAAAATTGCTACAGTAATTGACATGAAAAAGAAGGGCACTTCTATTGAAGATGCCGTTATGAAAATCTTTAAGAAAGAAGAAGAAGCTCCAGGTATGCCTGAGCAACCTGAAGCTTCTGAAGGAATGCAACAAGGTGCTCCACCTTCTCCAGTTGGTCCAGATCAACCTGCACCACAAGAACAAGAAGGTCAGCCAGCAGGACCACCACCAGATGTTGCTAGTATTCTAGCTCGTCTGGGTGGCGGAGCATGACAGACGAAGAACGTTTAACTTTATTTAGATGTAAGTTAAAAGATCTACTTGATGAGTATGGTAAAACATTTCATCAAGATGGTGCGTTTTGCACTATGTATTTTGTTACTGCAGAATTCTTTGATGGCGATGGTCAATATTGGGCAAGCACAATATTTGATGATAAGTCACCAATATGGCATGTAGCTGGATTAGTTCAACATGCTTTAGAAAATGATTTTATTGAAGAAGAAGAGGATTAGTTATGGCACAGCAAGGCGGTAAACGACCAGTTCGCACGAAGAGTCAAGCTAAACCAGTATCTGGACCAGGTGCTTTGTCGCAGCGCACTGATATGGTCAATAGTGATCCTAATGTTTATGGAGACCGCAAAGCTATGCAAGAAACAATGTCTGCTGCTCCAATGGCTAAAGCGCAAGCAGTTCCAAGTTCTCCATCAATTACATCATTGTTTGCTCCAACAGAACGACCTAACGAACCAGTTACTGCTGGTAGTCCATTAGGTGCTGGTCCAGGACCAGAATCCCTTAATCTTCCTGCACGTAGTTTTAGTGCAACACAAATATTAAGTCGTCTTGCACAAAATGATCCAACTGGTGAGGTTGAAATGATTTTGCAGGATCTTAATGCCAGGGGCATTGTATAGTGACTGTTGGACCATTTGAACAACCTAATACTTTTACCAGAGAAAATGCTTTTGGTAGTTCCGTTAATGACCCTAGTTCTGCAATTAAAAGATCTTTAAGTCCAAACGTTGCTAAAGCAAGTCCTGGTCTTTATGCTGCTGGAGCACGCACAAATCTTACTCGTGAAGAGCGCAACCTAATTGAAGGATGGGCAAACATTAAGTCAACTCACGAAGAGTTGATGAGAATGGATAACGATAAAGCTGCTGAAGCCTTTAGAAAATTAGATCCAGATTGGCAAGAAACTCTTCAGACTTATTACAAAGTTGATTATGGTAATAAGTCTTCTAAAGAAATGCTTATTGAAGATCCAGTAAAAAGAAAATTACTTGGTATTGATAATGGCTTAAGCATTGGAGATGTCTTTAAGTCTCCATTTAGATTTATGTTTGCTGCTGCTGAACAATACACAAATATTATTAATACTCCGTGGAGTATGGCTCAAGAAGCTGCAATTAATCGAGAAAGTTTTTGGACTCGCACTAATTTTGAAGCTTCGTATGATGGTGACTTTCTTTATGATAACAAAGAATTAGACAAATTAATAAACAAGCATGGCAAAGAATTAGGTTTTGCTGCTATGCACTTACTGGCTGGAAAAACTCCTGGTCAAATTATTGATGCATGGGGTCCAAATGATGCCAACATTCTTGAAGCAATCAATCTTGTGTTTAACGATCCAGACAAAATTGCAAACGTTATGAATGAATTTGATCGTGCACGTTTGTCTCCTGGTCGCAATGTTGCACGTTGGGTAAATAAACAATTTGACATAGAAGCAGAAGAACATCCAGACTGGTTTAAATTTGGGTCTGGTTCTATTGACTTTGCATTTCAAATTTTTGCTGATCCATTAACATACCTAACTGCTGGCGCAAGCAATATAGGTAAAGCTAATAAATTAACCAAAGCACTTATATCAAGTAGAGATTCTGTTGAGTATTTTGCTAATCCTGCTGCTGCTCGTTACTTTAAGGGTTATGGTGAAAAAATTGGTGAATACAAAAAAGCAATGGATAATAAAGATGCAGCCACTGCTGGTAGACTTAAACAAGAAATTTCTAATAGATACAAACTACATGGCACAGATCAAGATATTGATTTTTGGGCACAAAAAGGTGTTACTGATTATGACTCGTTTAAGGCTCAATTTACAGATCCAAACTCAGAAAACTTTTCAAAGTTAGTTCAAGGTAGAGTTGTTGGTGTTGCATTTTCAAGAGAAACTGCAGCAGTTGCTCGTCCAGGTAGAGAGCTTGGCTTAAAGGTAAAAGAAAAAATTAAGAATACTTTTCTTGGCAAACCTCGTTGGGATGAACTTGACGAGATGGAAACTTCCAAATTACTTAAAGATGTATTTGAAGGAAATCTTTCTGACGTTGAAAAAGTAATTCAAGAAACTGCTGGTAAAGGTCTTGCTAAAGTAAAAAAGCAAATAGAGTACCAGTTTTCTTTGCATCCAGGATCTAAGGGTGTTTTTTTTGATGATGACAATGTTGTTAAAACACTTGACATAGTTCGTCAACAAGCTAATTTAGCTTTTAAAGATAAAACTCTTGCTCATTTATTTACCGAACATTTTAGAACCGCAACTCAAGATCAAAGAAAAATTTTAAAAAAACATCTTGATGAATTAATTATCCGTAGCACTGGTTTAATGGGTATATCTGGTGGCAAAGAATTTTTAAAAAGAAATATTGATGCTAGTTATGGTAGCGATATGGGATTTACTGCTGGTAGAGATGCTACACGTCCAGCGCACTTTGGTAAATCAAAAGTATCAACTGATGTACTAGGTCCATTAGGTCCTAGCCAAATGAAGAATCAACTTTCTGCTATTGACTATCGAGATGTTTCTGAATTTGTTGCAGCTGGTCAACTTAAGCAAGTTAAACAAAATCCAAAACTAGATGTTAATACTGCTTCAAAATTAATTGGTGGAGTTTACAATAGTAAAGCTGTTGGAGATTTTGTCGATGTATGGAGTATTGGAACATTATTTCCACAACTTGGTGTTAGAACTGCATACGACGAAAGTTTCTTTTTTGCATTAACTGCAAAACTTCCATTTATAACAGAATTTTTTAAAGCACAAAAATATGGAAAAGTTCTTGATGCTTACACTGGTAGCAAAGCTGGAACTGGTGCAATAAAAAATGTTATACAATCTTCTGTTGGCAAAGTAATTGGCAAAGAAGTTGGTGCAATACGTGCAATTACTCAAAAGCAACGCGATGAAATCTATGATGAAAAAACTTTAAGATTTAATGAGTTTGGAAGTGCACGAGAAGCAGAACAATTTGCTAGAAAAAAGATAGCTGATTTAGCAATTAACACTAAATACGGCAACAAACTTGATCCTGTGGAAAAAGAGTATTTGCAAGATTTAATGCTTTATAATCCAAATACTATGGCTGATGCTAGTGCAATCAAAATTATTGATGCAACAATGAATCGTCAAGCAATTCGTGGAGATACTAGAATTATTACAAAAAGTAATAATGATAAGTCTTTAGAAGAAGCTGGTATGCTTGTTACCGATAACTACACTCTTCGTAGATTAAAAGATATGAGTGATACGGAACTTGATACTTTAATGTTCCATAACTTTACTACTGGTTTTGCTCAAGATGCATATAAGTTTGGTGCCGATCCAGCCGCAATTTTTATTCGTAACAATGGTTTGAAAACAGAAAAAGATGTTGACAAAGCAGTTAACGAATTTCTAAAAGAAACTGGTTTTGTATTTAATGGAAAAATCTGGCAAGTTAACAATAATAAAGTTGGAGACGTGCAAAGATTTATTAATACTTCTAGTCACATGCAAAAATTTGATGGCATGTCAGATGTTGAAAAAGTAACAGAATTTGCTAAAGATGTCTTTGCAGATCTTTATGTTCGATTCCATGGTGACATTGATAATTTTAATGCTCCACTGCTTGAGGTTTTTAGACCGTACATTAATGGATACGTCAACGATCATCGCCTAATTCTAGAATTAATTGACAAAAAGAATCCTCTTTTGCATCCAAGTGGTATGACAAAAATTCCAAGTTATTCAAGTTTGGCAAAAAATGGTCGACCTAAAGAAGAAATTGTTTCTAATTTAGATTTTGAATATGGCTTACCTAGAAACTTTCGTAAATATGGTGATCGACTTTACGAAGGCATGAGTCGAGCAGCAGATGATATTTATCGTAACGCTTCAGTTCAAGCTCACTACATGATTTACCGTAAAGCTGAAGCTGTTGCTGAAGCTGCAATGAAAGCAAATATAGAAAGAAATTTAATTGCAGAAGGAATGGATGCAGATAGAGCTGCAAAAATAGCAACTGAACAATCTAAAGAATTTTTTATTAATCGCGCAATGACTAGAGCAACTAATCAAGTTCTTAAGTATGCTGATAATCCAGATATCCGAACCGTCTTTGCATACAATGTAAGAACTGTTGGTCGTTTTTATCGTGCGGTTGAAGATTTTCATCGTCGTATGTATCGCTTGGTTAGTGAAAATAAGTTAAGCAGTATCTACCGTATGCGATTAATGGCAACTGGACTTGATTCTTTTGGTAGCATTCACGAAGATGATGATGGTGAAAAGTATGCTGTTTTACCAATGGATGATGTTATCTATGGTGCAGTAAATGGTACATTGCAAATGCTAACCAATGGAAAAGTTGGCGTTAATCAACCATTGTTTAATGATATAACATTTAAGTTAACAGGATTAAATCCATCTTTCCAGACTGATGCTGGTGTTCCATACCTATCTGGTCCTGCTGGTTCTTTATCCGTATTAGCCGTTAAGTCTTTGCTAGGAAAGTTTGACCCAACCGCAAACATTGCTGAGGATTTAGATCAGTGGACTCTTGGTTCTATGGGCGATAATGTAACTTTTCGTAGTGCAGTTGTACCAAAGTTTGTTAATAACATTTGGAAAATGCTAGATCCAGATGAAAGAGATCAACAAGAAGTTTCTGCTTACGTTCAAGCAATTGCTTACAATCAAGCAAATGGTTTAGGTATTGATCCAGCAGATTACGAAAACGATAAAGCTGGACTTGATAAAGCTAAGCGTGAATATCTTCACGATTTAAAGATTTCTGCACACAACATTATCGTTACTCGTGCATTGCTTGGAATGATTCTTCCAGTATCTGTTCAAACTAAAGATACAAAAGACTTGCCAACATACTTAAAAGAAAATGGCGTAGTCAGCATGAAGTCAAGTTTCTATGAAGTATATGATGAGATTAAATTAAAGTATCCAGATGTAGATAATGCTTATGAACTTGCCTTAGCAACTTGGACTGGTAGGAATCCAGGCAAGGTTGTTTATGTTGTCTCTACTAATCAAGAAGGCGTAAAGCCATTTATTGATTACTCTAACGAAATGCAAGACTGGGCTATTTCTAATCGTGACGACATTAAGAAGTATGGTGTTGGTGCTTTAGTATTTGCTCCAAACAGTGGTGAGTTTGCTCCTGGAGTTTATAAGTGGGCAGAATCTACTGGCATTGTAAACAGAATTCCAGAAGACAAAACACTTTCAAAGTACATTAGCGATTACTTTGATGGTGTAATGCTTCAAGAATACGCTAATGCTTACTATGACTTAGCTGACAAAGAAGCTGAAGATATGCGTGAAGTTCCATTTACAGATATAACTATGCGTAGATCTACCATGGGAGCTTACGATAAAAAGCGTCAAGAATTTATGCTTAAAGTTCCTGGTCTAGATGATTACATTAAGAGTGGTGTAGATAATGATGATGCTAGTGAGTTTGTTCAATCTGCTTACAACTACGTTAACTCTCCAACTGCTGCAGTTAAGCCAGATGTAAAGCAAAAAATTAATCAGGCTTATGAAATTTACAATAATTTTATGAGTTATGCAAATCAAGTTGATGCAATGGATCCTTCTGGGGCAGCTGATATTAAACGAGCAGAAAAAGAAAGATCAATTAAGTTAATTCAAGAAATTGTTAACTCTGATCCTACTAAAGCTGTAGAACAATACTTCAAGTATGGGTTGTTGAAATTAATGAGTGCTAAATCTCGTGATGCACAACCAGGAATTGGAAGAAATATTATTAAAGGAGTAGGAAACTAATGGCTGGTGGAGGTACTGGAAGTTTTGGTGGTCCAGGTGGTGTTAAACCAACTGTTCCAGTAGTAAAACCTAATGTTCAATCTAATATTAATTTTAATTTTACTACTGCTGGTACAACACCATTTACCATGGGTAAGGGTAATCCATTTGCTGCTGGATTTATTCTACCAAGTGAACAAGCTGGTGGTTACGAATGGAAAATGAATTCGCAACAAACAGATCCTATTGCAATTGCTCTTATTGGTGATAGAACTGGAAGATATTTACCAACTCAATACACTGGTGAAGGTACTGTAGCTGGTGCTCCAATGACAAGAGACGAAGCAATTGCTAAAATTATTCAAGATCTTGCTGGCAAGCAAAATGGAATCCTTGAACTTAAAAAACAATTAAATGATAAACAAATGTATAGCAATCAAAAAGCTGGACAACAATCAATTAATAGTGGCGACTCTGTAGATGGAAACTTTTATTCAGCATTGTCTTATGCTTTAGATGCAGCAACTGCATTTAACTCTTCTCTTGCAGCCCAACAAGGAAATGTAAGTAATCCTAAAATTTATAGCTTTGAGCAGTTTATGTTGGAAGCTCCTAAAACTAATTCGTATAACACAACATCATTTGGTTATGGTGGAACAAGTATAACTCGTCAGAAGTTTAAGCCAGAAGATTTTGATATTGCAATTGATCAATTGTTCCAGCAAACTGTAGGTCGCGGTGCAACCGAAGATGAGCTAAATGATTTTGTTAAAAAGTTGCAGGCTTACGAAGGTAAGAATCCACAAAAAACAGTAACTACTGGTTCTCAACAAAATTCAGTAACTACACAAAGTGGTGGAGTAAGTAGTGACATCGTTCAGTCAATGATGCGGGATGAAGCACTGGCTAATCCTGAAGCCGAAAAATATAATAAAGCTACAAAGTATCTTAATTACTTTATGGAAGCTTTAGATAATCCGATTGAATTAGGTTAATATGCCAGACAAAATTAGTATTTACGAAACAATAACCAGTACAACTGATGGCAAAACATCAACAACAAAGTCTCCTCGATCTGCTCCTGGTAAAGCATGGAAAAAAGAAGGTAATTACTATGTAAAACCAGCTAAGCCTAAATTAAAAAATGGTAAGACTGATACTAACGTAGCTTGGGATGACAACAAAGGTTGGATTACTGCTGCAAGTCAAGCAACTGCATGGGATATTCCACTTGCAATTATTAATTCTGATAAAGGTCCAAATAGTCTTCAATCATTATTTAATGAAGCTTGGGCTGCACAAAAAAGTGGTGCAGAGTGGACTCAAGAAATGTTCACTACGAAACTTAAAGATCTTCCTTGGTATAAAAGTAGAAGTGAAGCACAACGAAAGTTTTACACTTTATCAAAAGATAGTTCTCAATCAGCTGAGTTTGCAAAGCAAATAAAATCATCTAAAGAAAGCGTAATAGATCTTGCTGGTGACATTGGTGCTACATTAACCGATGCTCAAGCAGATGAGATTGCTCGCACAAATCTTCAAAATGGTTTTAATTCTTCTGAATTAAAGAATCTTATTGCTGGATACATTAAGTATTCTGGTCAAACCGATGATGAAAAAATTGGTTCTTTATATGGCGTTGCTGGTAATACGGAAGATACTATTCGTTCTTGGGCTAAACAAAACAATGTAAAGGTAGATAACAACTGGGTACTTCGTCAGGTAACCGCTGTTTCTTCTGGAGATTACACTGTAGATAAATCAAAAGATTACATTACAAATATTGCAAAGCAACAGTATGGTGCGTGGGCAGACAAATTAGATGGTTTAACTAGTGTTGAAAATCTTGCTGCTGGTTATCGACAAGTTGTTGCTAACGAACTTGGTGAAGATTCAAGCAAAATTGATTTAACTAATGAGTTTGTTAACAACGCAATGCTTGCTATGGATGATAAAGGCAAACCAATTACCAATCAAGCACTACTTCAAACACTTCGCAAGAGTGATACATGGGCTAAAGTACCAAAAAATAAAGACAAGATCTATGGTTTAGCAAACGATATTTTATCTAAGTTTGGAATGAGATAATGGCTGAAGCAACATCTGGATGGGAAGATCTTAAGCAAATATTTCGTGATAACAAGTTAGGCGAACTTGCTGATTTAATTACTCAAATTGCACAAGATGAAGGTATTGAACAAAACAATATTATTATAGAAAAAATTCGTGGAACTGAAGTTTACAAAAATAGATTTAAGGGTAATGCTGATCGTTTAGCTGCTGGTAAAACTGTTCTTAGTGAAGGTGAGTACCTTCAAAATGAATTAATGTATGAACAAACTATGAAAGCTTATCAAGCTGGTGGTTTAGCTACACGAGAAAACTATGCAAGATTAATTGCTAATGATGTATCTACCAATGAAGTTTCTTCACGTTTTTCCAATGCTTACACAAGAGTGCAAAGAGCAGTTGCATCAAACGATAAACCACTTGTTGATGAATTGCGTAAGCTTTATCCAGGTATTACTGATAATGAAATTGCCAATAGTTTAGTTCTTGGTTCTGAAGGTTCGCAATACTTAAAAGATAAACTTGATGTTGTTGATATTAGAGCAGCCGAAACTGAAGCTGGTATTAAATCTACACTTGGTGCAGAAAGACTTGCAGCCGAAGGCATTAACCGTTCACAGGCTCGTATTGGATTATCTAATGTTGCAACTCAAAAAGCTGGAATTGAACAAGCATCTCGTATGTTTGGTGAAACTAGTACAGAAGGTTTACAACAAGAACTTGAACAAGAAAATCTTCTTGGTCAAACTAGCAAGCGCGCAAAGCGTTTATCTTCACAAGCACGTGCACAATTTAGTGGACAGTCTGGTATCAGGTCTGGATCACTAGGTAAAAAGAAACAACTATAAACTCTCGTTGGATCAACCAGCCCCAACGATGTAAAAGACTGGTAGTGGAAGCCAAGTTACATACCCCGTGTAACTTTGTGGTCTGCGCTTAAACCGATAAATAAGGGAGATAGTTACGATGAGTAACAATAATGAATGGTACGAAGACGACGACGATTTCTTTGAAGAAGAAGATCAGAATAGTGGATTGCAAAATTTGCGTAAAGCTGATCGTGCAAAGTCTAAGCGTATCAAAGAACTAGAAGGCGAACTAGAAAGTCTACGTAACTTTCAACGTCAGTCTGTCGTAAGTTCTGTTTTAAATGAAAGAGGAGTTAACCCTAAAGTTGCTACTTTTATTCCATCAGATATCGCCAATGATCCAGAATCTATTGGTAGATGGTTGGATGAAAATGGAGAAATCTTTGGTGTTCAAGTTCAACAAAAGCAACCTATGGTAGATCAAGAAAATCTATCTACATTGCGACAGATTGACTCGGTAGTTGGCTCTGCTCTTTCTCCTGACGATGTTAATGATTTGTTCTCACGTCTTAACAACGCTCAGAGTGCTGATGAATTAATGGAAATGATTTATGGCACAGAATAATCGTAATCAATCAAACAACCCCTAAGGAAAAATCATGGCTGTAACAGGCTTATCGGGTGGTACCGCTGCAACAAACGGCGGTCTCGGTGGTGGTGCGTACTCAGGTTCGTCCAACACTGGAGTATTCACTCCAAATAACTCAACTGGTGCAGGTTTAGTTCAGAAGGCGTATGATCGTCTTGTTGAATTTCAACTACGCGCAACCCCATTGCTACGTTCCGTAGCAGACAAAAAGCCTGCTCGTCAGGCTATGCCAGGTTCATCTATTGCTCTGCAAATCTTCAATGATATGTCAGTTGCTAAGGGTGTCCTGTCTGAAGAAGTTGATCCAGATGCAATTGCATT